CATCATGTTGTGTAATTCATTTTTCCATAATTGATGATATGTACAATAACGATAATTTTCAAACCAAGGACCACCTTCTGTAAAGTGGATCGCCTTAGGAGAACCATCATCTGGTTCGTTATACCAATCTACTAACCAATTCCATTCATGGCTTACTTCACCAACTTCACTATCATCTAACCAAGCAAATCTGTGCAAAAATTTTCCTGTTGTATCCGGATTGTTAACAAGCTCTGTAGTAACTGCTTTGTTTTTTTCATGTCCACAATTCCACAATACCATTGAACTCCAATTTTTTCTTGGGTATAATGTTTGTTGCTGTCCGTCCATTTTAGTTCCTGGTTTGGGTGTGTGATCGTGATGAGCACACATTACAGCATACTTGTCATCTGCTAAATCAAATAATTTTTGTACATCTTCTAGGAAAATAAAATCACAATCACAAAATAAAGCCCAACCACTAAAATTTGTAAGCTCAGGAATTAAAAATCTACTAAATGTAAATTCTGTAGAACCTAGTTTATCTGTATCACGTTTATACCAACCCTGTTCTCTGAGGTCTGTCAATTTGAGTGGTATGACTTCTACATTTTTATTTCTTGCTTCAAGACTGTGTTTACAAACTTGCCAAGCAACATCTTCTCTGGTATCATAACCAACAAATACTTTTAATCTATCTTCTTTCAATATCTTCCTCCACACAATTTTCACCATACTGTATTTCTACAACTTTTAATGGTTCATCTGTTTCATTAGCCAGCATGTGCCATTGTTCTTTTAAAATATGTAAAGACTTATGTTTTCCATATTTTTCAAGTGTTATATCTGACCCTACATCTAATCCGTAAACTGATGCTACACCTTCGGATACAAACCAATGTTCTGCTCTATGTTTATGTCGTTGCATACTTAACTTCTTACCTGGTTCAACTGTCAATTCTTTTACTTTTACATTAGGACCATATTCATGCAACACTCTGTAATATCCCCATTGTCTTTCAGTTTTAGGTTGTTTCCATTCTTGTAATATCCAGCTAGATGAATTTTGCTTTGAATCTCCTCCAACTCCGAATACAAATTCAACGAGGTGATGATCGCCGTACATTTTCATTTCAGGAATATTTTCTTCAGTTCTGTCGCCACCATTAGCAAAAATAATTTTTTTATTATGTGCTGATGTGCATTGTAATTTAAAAATTGCTCCACTGGCAGAGTCATCGTTATCATCAAATGACATAGTGTCATCTACCATTTTAAGATTTTGAACAATTTTAAGTCTTTCTTCGAACGGCATAAATGGTCTACCTTTTTTTCTAGTTAACCATTCGTCTGAGTTTACACCTACTACAAGTTTTTCACCTAGCTTTTTTGCTTCATTAAACAAGTCTATGTGACCTGAATGTAAAGGATCGAATCCTCCAGTAACCAATACAATACGTTCCATGTAGATATTTATGTGCGTAGTTATTTACTAGTTGTTGATTTGATGCCTTGGCATTTTGTTATATATGGCTTGTAACAACGTATCCACGGGCAAAGTTGTTTACACATGATAGCGTCATTCGGCCACCAACCTATTTCGTCTTGTAGTTTCATTACATGTCTTGCCGCATCTGGATAAATCACATAAGCACTGTGTCCTGGTAAGCCTTGTGGTATATCATTGCTTGTCAACCAAGGTACTTCATTTATTCCGCTAGTAAGTTTTGCATCATATTCTTTTGCTGAAAAGGTTGCTCCAATAGGATTATTGATACTTACAGCACCTTCTCCTGGCCACCATTCTAAAATTGCCGAGTCAAACTTTTTTGTAAAAATTGCATCATGCTCTAGTATCATTATAGGACGATCAAGTGTAACGCATTTACGCCAAAGCATGTAATGACTTTGTGCCGCGGCAATACGTTTATTGTTATCATAAGTTTTGTATGCTGAAAGAAGTAAATTTGTCTTTTCACATACTTTCTTTTTACGCAGAGGCCATGTATAATTTACTTGCCACATGTTATCTGGAGTGATAGCAGGAAATTTTTCTACAGTTAAATCAGATTTTGTATCTATTATGCTTTGTACACATCTATCAGAAAACTTTTCACTATCTGTGTGACCTTGAAGATAGATAATAAAAGCATCCATGTCACTTCCTAATTTTTAATATAAAACTATCTGGAATTTTTTTTGAACTAAAGTCATGATGTGTAACAGTATATTTGCTTATGGTTTCAATAAGTTTATTGTATTTTTCCATTGTAAAATCATTTGTATGAGATTTTATCCAAGGATGATTCATGTCAATTTTATCTAACATCCAGACGTCTTCTATATAATAAGCACCGCTCGGTTTTAGGAATGTAAATAATCTTTCAAATGTTTTTCTTTGGCCTTCTGGAGTATGCAATCCGTCATCGATTATGATATCAAATTGTTTTTTGTTAGTATTGAAATGTGTTTCACAATCTTCAGAAGTGCTATCCAATTGTGCCCATTCTACTCTAGGATCGTTTAAACAGTGTAAATCTTTTGCTTGTACTCTTTCAAACGTATCGATAGTATATATGTTTGCTTTTGGAAAGTAATCTAACCAAGCATTAGTGCTTTCACCTTTGAAAGTACCAATTTCTAAAATATCTATCTGGTTATATCTTACTGGTTCGAAATCTTCTTGATACAGTTTCCAGTATCCATGCTTCATACCTTTATCACATTTATGTTTTACAAATATTTCTTTAAGGTTCATGCTACTATTTAATCTCTTTGGCAAAGCCGTGGACACTCGTATGAATGTCTCCGTAAGGCTCTGATAATACTTGATACCAACCCCATTCAGCAGGTGCAAGTGTGCAATCCTTTACACGTTTACGGACAAGAGAATGATCAAAGTGCTTTCTATGGTGTATAATCATTGTACTTGGCAAAAATCCATACCAGTCATCTTGAGGATTAGGAGTTGACTTATCTATCTCCATTACTCGGCCTTGCCCAAACTGTGGTCCCCTATTTTCCCTAATCATAAAACCAACAGGCCCCTTTTCATATGCTTTTCTTAGCCAATGATTCATATTTATTTGTGGATCTAAAATAGTATTGTAATCTAATCTAATTATGAGATCAAATCTCGGAGGTATCTTTTTTAAGCAATCGCTGTGTGACATAATAGGCACCAGTCCATAATAAAGTTTATCCCACAAAAGTTTTTGTTCTTGATACTTCTTAAATTTTCCGTGTTTTACATTAGACACATCCATAGGATGATAATGCCATTTTGGGTAATGCATGGTAAACAATCGTTCTGCATCTCGTACATTAAGTAAGTGTGTTTGATTAGTAAATGTGTGATAGTAAAGATTACAGCCGTTGAATATCTTGTGAACTTGTTCAACGATATTAGATTTTTTATCATTTACACCTGTAAGACAAACTGCTAATTGCATTATAACTTAAACCATTTTTTAATATTGTGTGCAAAATGTTTATGACTTGCCATTCCTGGATGAGGATACGGTTTATCTAAAGCATCATCAATATGAAAATCTTTTCGATAATGGAAAGTTTTAACTTTGATATCTTTTAACATATATTTGTTAAAATATTTTTTATTATCAGATCCTAGTTCTTTTTTGTTCCACTCATGCTCACCAAATAGATGTCTACACTCTATACCTTTGGATCTAAACCAAGCATCAACATAATTCATTCTTACTACTTGTTCCCAGTAAACATCGAAGTCAAAATGAAAATCAGAAAACCATGTAAGAGTTTTTCTTTTAAATTCTTCTACATCACCTTGTTGTTTTTGCCAATCCCAAAATTGTTGAGGCATTGCTTCGGCTGAAAGGAACGCAGGCATCATATGTAGTCTATCGTATTGTTGTCTTGAATAAAAAACTGTGTGCCTGTCAAAATTAGACCAATATATTATTACAAAACTTTTTTTTGTATATTTCTTATATTCTAATGCATATTTTGTAATAAGTTTGTTACTGGCACCCGGCTCGGCTACGTTATCTACAGTCTTGAAATTAGAAATAGATTTAAGTTGATTAGGCCATGCTAATACACTTGGAAGAGGTCCATGGCTTTGCCCATCTGGATCTATGCAATCATGCAAGCCGTGGCCATACGTAAAACTACAACCAAAAGTAACTAAATCGTATTCAGATAAGTCCATGTGTTTCTCCTAGCACCTGTATCGAAATCAAAATTCCAGTATTCTATATCTTCTTTATACCAATCTGCAATTTCTTGTATAGTTTTTGCATCAAATAATTCTTTATAATCTTGTTTGATACTTGTAACATTTCTTGCTCGTGGCATAGAATCTATACCTAGATATTTAGGTGCTTCTATATTTAAATTTTCTAATGTTAGTATATCACAAACAACATTACCTTCGTTATCTTTAACATGATGTTTTTGTGGCCACCATCCTCTAATAGCTCTATACCATGTTAGAGGTTTCAAACCCCAATCATATCTACCTTGTATAAAATGTTCTAAGGATCTCGTGTCAGCGTAAGATTCTTTTACATGTCCTCTTTCAATAGCCTGTTTGGCAAATAAAAACCTACTAACTACTTTACTCCAAGGATTTCTTACTATTGCAAATGCTGTATATCTATTTGTAACATTTGGATCAACGTCTATCCAACGTGCATGTTCAACACCCTTTGTATCACGTTCTCCGTATTGTTTCATAGTATTTCTAAATCCTTTGTAATCTTGGATCCATTTTTTATTTACAGGTTCAATTTTATCCTGAAATATTTCACTGTCACGGATTGTCATTCCTCCGTTTTTTGGTATGTGTATAAAAAGTTTTTTCATTTGTATTCCGTATATTCTTTTTCTTCTATGACGTCGGAATAAGTTAACAAATTTATTTTTTTCTTTATTTCAGCACGTTTGTCGTTCCAAATATAGACATCTCTTGCAAGTTGTATAAAGTCCCAACCAAAATTGTTTTCAGCTTCACATCTACGTTTACTGTTTTCTATATCCCATAGTTTAGAGTTTATTTCATAAAGTTTTTGGAAATAATTTTCTATTTCTTCACCATGGTTGTGCAGTTTGCTTTCTAAATAAATTAGTTCTTTATTGATATTAAATAATTTCTTATCATCTTTTATTCTTGCTTTTTTAATTTTCAAGATACTAATCTTATCAAATAATTCACCTACTGAAACTTGTATTTCAACTTTCATTTATTTTTATCCCGTTGTCTTTCGCTCGATGCATATGATGACTCCATTTTCCTGGACCGCTCTTTGTATATATGTGTATGTTTTCTGGAGCAAAATAAACTTGAGATAAATGTAAAAATCCACTATCTACACCTACATGATGAGTTGCTTTAGTCATAGCGTAACCTATGTGTTTTAAGCTATTTCTTAAGTAATCGTTTTTGGCTTGTCCGCCCACAGTGACTATTTCAAAATCTTTATATTTGGATAGTATTTTTGATTGCCAAGATGAATCCATACTGCGTCTTTTAGAAGTAGAATCCCATTGTACTGTGATAAATTTTTCTGGCAAATTTAGATCATTGCTACAATCGTCTGCTGTTAGTTGGGGAAAATATTGTAGATATGGTGTTAAGTCTATCCCTTCTTTAGGTTCGAAACGTTGAGGATGATCTGCGTAAATCTTACCTTCTGCATTTTTGTATCCTTTATTTTTTACATATTCAACAAAGGCTTGATTGCTTGTAGGCTCATATTCAAGGTGTGGCATTATTGCAACATGCCCATCTGGAAACAAACTTATTATTTCGGGCCAACTTTCTGGTTTGTGCCTGTTCCAATGATACTTGGTAAGATGCAATGTAACTGGTATATTTTCTTTTATACTGTAATTGTATGCTGTTAAAACACTATGCACCCTGTCTCCTAAACCCGGAGCTCCGTAATGAAAGTTTTTCTTTATAGTGCTGTATGCTCTCATTACTAAATGTTTCATCCTATAGACTCCATTAGTGCTGATATGTTTTCTCCTCGCTGTGGTAAAAGATCTTTCAAAAAGAAATGCACGAAGTATGCTTCTGGTAAGCGTTTATCATCTATGCCTTTGTACAATGCATTCCAACGCCAGTCCATGTTAAGTGTAGGTATTGATTCCTTCTTTACCCACCAGTTAAGTAGCATTTGATCTGTTGACCATTTTTTGTATCCTACCCCATCTACGAAATCCTTGAACTCTTCTCGGTCAAGAAACTGTTTTGGCGTTTGTCCCTTTAGATAGGGTAGGAACCCTTTAGAGTTGATGACCATCAACCCCATGTTGTAAAATTCTGCACCTAGTTCATTCCATTTCCAGTCAACATCAGTTAATTGTTCAAAAGCTGATTTAGAATATTTTCTTATTTTTGATTTATATTTTTTAGCACAAGGTAGCTCTCTTTCTGCTACTGCACCAAAGGCATATTGATCTGTTAGTTGGTCAAATATATTAGGTGCATTTTCTCTAATATATATGTCACTATCTACTATTGCTATTTGCTTAAATTGTCCTAAATAACTAAAAGCATTTTCTTTTTCAAAAATAGGTAGGTAACCTAAACGTTCAACAGCTTCTTTACTACGTCCTGTTCTGTTTACATCTGGTCTAATTTGGAGTATAGGTTCTGTTTGTACAATATGTTTCAAATTGTATTTTTTACAATAGTTTGCTACGCTTTTAATACAATGTTCGTACAAATTGCTTTGTTTACCAACAGCTACTTGATAGATCATCCTATCCATTTTTTGCAATCCTGATTATGCGTTCTATCAAACTTGCAAAGCCTACTTGTCTTTGCATAGTCAACAATTCTCTAATACCAAGTCCTTTAAAACTTTCTAATGTTAGTTCTGCTATTTCTTTCTTTTGTTCACCGTTTACAAGGTCTATTATTATCTTTGCCGTACCTTTTGTTATAAAAGCATCTGCATCATGTTTATAATACATTGTGCCGTCTTGTCTTTCTTCGCCAGTAACCCATAAATTACTGACACAACCTCTAATTTTATTTTCTTCTATTTTATCTTTTTTGTTCAATGGCGGCACCGTATTTGCAATATCAATTAGATATTGTAGTCTGTCATGTCCTACCAAAGGCTCCATTTCTTCACCCTTTTCTTTAATTTTATTTAAAATCACGATAGATCCTTTGTAAAACTCATTACATCTGATTCGTATGTTACTTTGCTTTCTTGATCAAAAACCATACGTACTATGCCATCACATAGCATCCAATCAGCTGGCATGGCTCCATTAGTATGTACCCAATTCAATATTTTTTTAGCACCAACAGGACTTATTCTATATGCCCTAGCACCCTCAAACCAATTGCCTGGCAGTATTGTTTTTGCTTGTTTGAATCCTTCAAACTTATATACATCACATTCGGTAACACTACCCATGGGCTTCTTAAAAATTACATCGTGTTCAAAAATATTAATGTGTTCTTGTAGTTCAACACATTTTTTCCACAAGTTATATTGAGATAAAAAACAACCTTGTGTTCCTGGCCGTACCATCAAACGTTTGCATTTTTTATTTCCTTGAAAAATTTTTATTCCATAATCGTCTAATGATTTTTCCAATCCATTTACACCTTCATATAATTCGACGTTCCATCCATACTGTTTTGCAGATTCTAATGCTCTATTAGCCATCCGAACACTATTCTCAAAAGTAGGTAGATATATTAAGTAGCCTTTTGTCATTCTGACCTTGTATCTAAACTTCTTATTTCTCTAAAAATTTTTTCTTGCCAATGATCTGGTAACCAATGTAATTGTGCAGACTTAAATCTTTTATCTTCTTTCTTACTACCTTTTCCGGTCATAAAAATATCTTCTTTTTTCAATCCCCAAGGCACCCATTTGTAAGGAATATGTCCATATTCTTTATGTAATTTATTTTTCCATTCAGACATCACGGCTTTTAATACATCTTGATCAACGTACCAATAGATTGGTTTTTCAAATGCTTCTATCATTCTTGAGCTAAACAAATCCCTAAACATCACTCCGTTTTGTCCAGTACCTAAACATATTGCACTGGCAATAAAAACAGCTGGGTCTTTTGGTTTTGGCATTACTGATACGTGCATTGTTAAATCTCTAAAGTCAGCTTGATGAAAACCGTTTTTTAAAACTGTGTCACAGTCAAGTTGCAAAACATATTGATGATTATGTTTAAAGAGTTGACTTAGACGCATAAATCTTGCACTTGCCAAATAAGTTTTTCTTGCTATGAAATTTAAATCTTTTGTTTTAAATATATTCATACCTTCTTTCATTCGCTTATTGTTTTTTGCAAGGCTTTCGTAAAATCCTTCCTTTACTTCCTCAAACGAATATGTAAAATTATAATTTTTAGACATAGTGTCTAATACTTCTTTGTTCATGTTACCTTCATCAATAATATGACAATGAACATGCATCCAACTTAAAGTTCTATTAATACTTTGGGCTAAGGCATATCCATATCTGTCAAAGTAATCATAATCACAACTAAAAAATATGTAATCTTCTGCTTCTTTGTTAGGCAAAGTGCCTTGTATATTTGGTAATCTAAACATCTGGACTCATTCCTGGTCTATAGCCAAGGACAGCATTTTTTTCACCTCGACCTAATTTCCTAATCATTCTGTACCCTAATGGCATCAAAACATCTCTAATACTATCTATGGTGTAACCGTACCTTGCAGGGTGATCTTTTCTTTCATATAAAATAATTGGTTTACATCTTTCAATAGTATCTAATGCTCCTTCGGCAACTAATGGCTCGTAACCTTCAGCATCTATCTTTATAAAATCAACAAATTGTAAATTGAAGCTATCTAAGGTTTTAATTTTATATTTTCCTTTTTTTGCATCTGGATCGATATGTGTACTAAAACTTTTATTAGTTGCTTTAATATCTACTTCTTTTTCTTTTTCACCAATACCAACTGGGTGTGTTGTTACATTATGACATTTTTTCCAATCTAAATTTTTCTGCAAACAAGGAAATAAATTTGTGTTTACTTCGAATGCATGAACAAATTCAAATGATTGAGATAATCTAAAAGCAGTAATACCAACATGAGCTCCTATATCTACCGCAACTCTTAATTGAGCACAGTGAGAAATTGCTGTCTGTAATTCTAAATTTTGATATTCTTCTATCTGTCCCATGCCTTGTTTTTTAGCACTTTTAAGACAAATATCTCCTTTTATGGTTTGCCAACCGTCTAGTTCTTGATACATGGTTCTACCTGATATTGAAATGTGCAACGCCATGCTGTGCCACTTTGGTAATCACTTCTATCAAACTGACTCCAAGCTATATGTTCTAGCATCTCGTCTCTATTAAAATCTGTTTTATTTTGCCAATGTTGTACTGCACTTTGTCCTAGTATTTCAATTGGCTTACCTAGACACAAAGCCTCAACTGCGGCCATGCTATGGTACGTTATTACTTTTTTTGCTTTTCTTATCATAGGAAGTATTTCATCCCATCTTTGCTTTCTTTTGCCTACTTTTTCTCTTACTATTACTGGCACATCTAAGCCTTCATAGTATTTAATTGTTTTGTTTCTCCAGGCCTGGTAATCCTGTCCCATATATTTAAATATGTTGCTTTCTGCTGGCATGACTAATAAATTATATTCGCCGTCAAGGTTCCAATCGTTCCATAGATTTTCGTCTAGTTCAAGTAAATGTCTTCTACTTTCACTTACAGGTCTAACTATTGTGTTTTGCAATGAATTGTATGAGATACGATAATACTCAGGACGCTTATATCTATGGTTTCCTATGTACCCATTATCTATATGAAAAAAGTTTAAGGATTTATCTTTTGTGATAGCATCAAATACCCAGTCATCAAAAGGATGACTAAATGCTAGATATCTGTCTTTTTCTATTTCTTCAGGTTTTGTTATTGTCTTTACATCACAAAAAGTGTAAAGATATCTAAAAAGTTGTCCGCGTAATAATTTACTGTTTTCTGGAACTTGGAATTTATAGTGTTGCATCTTCCATGCCTGCTACTCTTAACTTGACTACATTAGTGATCTGCCACTGTTTTTGATCAAGTCCTTTGAGCAAGCCGAGCCACTTGTTCCTTAAAAGTGCAAATTCGTTTATGATTTTCTCATAGTCAACAACATCAGCTTCACCATCAACATATTTTTCTACGTCTCTACTTGACAAAGCTCTTTGATAATTTTCTAGATATTTCTTAAAAAACGTACTGCGTAATCTTCTCAATTCAATATTAAGATAGTTCAATATAGCTTCTATTTCTTGTAATTGATGGAATCTATGTTCAACTATTCCTGGCATCTCTGCCGCCGCACGTTCTACGTTGCCTTTTAATTTTACTTCTGCTCTTGCCTCTACCAATTCCGATTCAAAATGGGATATAGCATCAGGTATTTTGTTTACATCTCTACTTACTTCAGAGTACCAACCCATTACTCATCCCATTCGTTATCGTCATCGTCACTGTCATCATCTATATCTAAGTAATAGCTAATGGCCGCATCAAGTGTATCACAACTACCCATAGCTTCTCTAAATTCAGAATCGTCTGTGCCATAATCGGCACAAACTTCTACAAATTTTTCTGCTACAAGCTCAATGTGTTTTTTATCAACACTATCTTTAAAAGTATTCCAAATATCAACTATTTGACTGCTTTCCATGTATGTTACTCCTGTTCTGGATTTTTGTTTGGCTCGTCGTCAACCTCGATATTTACCTCAGCTTCAGCTGTATTGGCATAATCTGACATAACCTTGTCTAACAATTCTCCAGACCAGTTTTTACGATATTCTTTTATTTCTACACCTGCGGAATCGATATACTTCAGTCTGTTTCCATCTTTTACAATCAGTCCTTGTTTTTCAAACATGTCAACAAGTCCACTATATGGATCCATTCCTGTTTCATAAGGAATTTTCACTTGCACACCTTCGAACGGTTTAGCATATCTAGTTTTCATAACCTTACAACCAGCTCTGATACCACGAACATCACTTACTTTATTACCATCTTCATCTTCTTTTAGTTTTAGTTTCTTCATTGCAACTACAATAGAAGATGCATAGATAAATCCTTGTCCACCTGATATCTTATCATCTGGATCAAACATATCTTGCGATGCATAAGTGTGGTTAGTACATACCATACCTACATTGTGACTACCAAACATGTTTACACAGTTTCTTACGAGAGCTGTTAGTGCCTTAGGCTTACGACCCATATCACCTTTTAAGTCACCCTTACCAAACTGATCAACATCTGTTGGTGTAAGCAACATACCAAGTGAATCAACAACAAAAAGTACTTTTGGTCTTTCTTCTTCTGGCATTGCTTTGTAATCATTCATGAATACACTAATTGTCTTAGCAACATCATCAATCATTGACATATTAAGTTTTAGTAGTTTGCTTTCGCTTGTGTCTACGTCTAGTCTTTGCAACCAATCTTCGTCAAGTGCATTTTCACTATCTACTAATACTACGAAGATACCTTGTTCTTGTGCCGCTTTTACAATGTTACCAGCACAGAAATAAGATTTACCTGAACCAGATTCACCTGCAAACACAGTTACTTTGCCTAATGGTATTCCTTTGTTAAAATCACCACTTACCAAATAGTTGAGTGCATAGTTTCCTGTTGAAACCCAATCAGTCGGATCGTTAAATCCTGCACTCATGCCTGTAATGGATTTTGTTAATTGTGTCCTAAACTTTGTAGGATCAAATGCTTTTGCCATAATGCCTCCTTAAATAGCCTTGTGGGGGGTTAACCCCACAAGTATATATTTTTACTGTTGTTGCCTTTGCCTAATCATGGAAAGGATATCTTCTGCTTTGCCACTAGCGGCAGGAGCCGCTTCTACCTTAGGCTCTTCTGCCTTTGGAGTTTCTACTGGCTTTGGGGCAGTATCCACCTTTGGCGTACTTGCCTGAGCAGTATCCTTGGTAGTATTAGGATCACCTGTACGTGCTGACATACCAGCTGGACGAAAGTACTGTCCGAAACGATCTTGGTCATATGCTTCACCATCGACACTTGCTTCGAACATTTCCTTCATTACTTTAACTTCTACGTCACCAGGCTTCTTAGGAAGGAAGTCATCTAGATTGAATAAGCCATGTGTTTCAATAGCTTTCATTTCAGCATCACTTAATGGACGCTCACGTCTTGCCCAACTTGAAGTTGAGTAATCTGCGTATCCGCCTTTCGAAGTTTTTGTAAGACGGAAATCAACACCAGCAGTATAATCTGTTGGTAGTTCTTCCATATCAGGATCCATAAGTGCGGATTTGATAATTTGGAAAATTTGTGGTCCAATTATGAACCTACGTACTGGATTCTCAGGGGTTGAATCCTCATTAAGAGCATTCTCAGTTACAAATCCTTGGAAGATATAACTTCTTTTCTTCCAATATTTACGACCCATATCTTCAAGACTTGGATCTTTGAACCAGCCACGAACTTCATTCAAAATTTCACAGCTATCTCCATACATTTCCATACAAGGAACTTGTACTTGCACAGGGCGACTATCAGTTTCGCCTTTGATTCCTGCAAAAGGCAGTTTGATCATCAAACGTTCTTTCCAGAAAAATGTATTGGATTCGTTTCCATCTGGAAGGAATCTAACTGTTGTAGTTTGTCCTTCTTGCATGTTCCAGAATGGAAAAATTGCGTTGTCCCCGCCGGAGCTTTGAGAACCACTTGTGCGTGATTCTTGTTCTTTCAGTTTTGCTCTGATTTCTGCTAATGTTGCCATAATATGCCTCCTATAGTTTTGCCTTATAGCTTTGTGCCTAAACATGCACAATAAAAAACATTGTACATGATAATATTTATAAAGTCAAGCGTTTATTTGACTTTATTGTGGATTTTGGCTATCTTAATCCTGCAAGTTGTTGGATTCTAGCCATTTCCTGGTTTTGACCAGCCAATAATTCTTGAATCATTTGGCCAGCTTCTTCAACAGCTTCTTGTCCATACTGTTTTTGTACGGCTGTAAGCACTGCTGTTTCTCCTTTTGGAAAAGAGTTATGCGTGTAATCATACATGCTTTTTACAAACTCATCTAAAGGAATCTCGTTCTTTGCTTTCATTTCGTCATGTGCGCCTTTTGGACTCACATCAACTGTTCTTGCATTATCATCACCTGCGGATTCGTCTTTGTCTTTACCACCTAGCATTTTTGCCAATAGTACTCCGCCTCCTAATAATAGTCCTATTACAACTGCGGCTGGAATAGCATGTTGTTTTGCCAATGCCGCGATCTTATCCATATTTGGTAAACCATCAAGTGCACCTTTTGCCATGCTTTGTAGTTCATCGGCTGTGTTTGCCACCTTATTGCCAAGACCTTTTACAACCTGAGAAACATCAGTTGCCGCCGTCTTGATCGCGTCTTGTCCGCCTTGAATCGCACCGGCAACATCATCAACCTTGCCTTTCGCATAGTCTACAACATCTCCTGCCTTATCGTAAGCATAAAGAGTTCCAGCACCAGCGGCATATGGCAGTTTATTTCTACCAACATGTTTTCCAATTGTTACTGCACCTTGGCCCGCTTTTTTGGCACCTTGTGCTCCTAGTTTAGCAATATCGCTTAATGCTTTCTGGCCACCTTTACCAAACATATTCTTTAATGCTCCGCCTGCCATTCCTGCACCTTTTTTGATTATGCCACTTATTTCGTCAAGTTGTGCTTCATCTAATCCTAGTGGATTATCAAGTTCGTTTGTCTGGCTGTCTGCTAACAGCTTCGCCGCTGTAGCTTTGTCCATCTTGGTAGGATGTTTCTTTCCTGATCCTTGTGGGTATTCAAAATCTTTTTCACCCTTTGCCGCCGCATTTGCCGCCGCCATTTTGAAATCTTCAAATGCTCTTTCATATTCTGTCATTGGTGCCTCCTGATTAAATTCTGCACTGTTGACTATTGAATCCATGTGTTGTTCGAACTCTTCTTCTGGATTTGCAAAGTCACTTGGATCCATATAGTTCTCATCGTTCATTCTATCCCATATATCAGCATTGCCTCTGCCGTACTTTTCAATGAAATCATCCCTTGACATGTCTACTGCTTCGTCTTCCATATCCATTACCATATCTTTTACTCTGCCTTCGGTTTCAACATCTTCACCATGGGCATATTTGTTGTCTCTATTATTCCATTCTTCTTCAGCATCTTCTTGAGCTGAACGTAGTATTTCTTCTGCGTCTACACCACCATAATTCATAATCATATCTGTATCATTGTCCACGTCATATCCTAATTTACTACTTGGATTTCTACCGTATGCGTGTACTTCAATTGATTTTGGATCGATTACTGGCTTGCCATCTACTATTTTAGCAGTATAATGGATGTCAGCTCCTTCAGGTTCACCATCATCTCCGGATACTTCAAATCCTTCAATCTTACCTTTAAACTCTTGAGGATCAAATCCTTCGCCTATCAAATCTTCTGGACCAAGATCTTTAACTTTGTTTGCTTCACTAACAAGTTTGTAAATGTACGGAAAGACACCTTTGAGCTCTTCGTTAAATTGTTTGATTGTAAGTTCGTCAATCCAAGTGTTCGAAACTTCTTCTGGAACTTCTTCAAGCACGGTTTTGTCGAAGTTTTCAAATGCTTCTTTGTATCTTGTTTTTGACTGTAACGCATGTGTCGTTTTCTTTACAGTTTCAATTCTGTCATTAACAACGTCCATATAACCAGCTAATCCTTCTGCCATTACATTTGAGCGATTCATGTAAGTTTTGAATTTGCGTAGTTTTGAAAGTTCTTCTGAAAGTCCTACAATGTGTTTGCCAAAATCATCATAAGGATTTCCGCCTTCTGATACGTGCATAGCCATTGCTCTTGCACCATTCATGTGCCTAATAGGATACTTAAATCTTTCTCCATCTTTGCTTTCAATATAAATTCCAGCAATGTCTCTTGTGCGTCCTGCTGGTTGTTCTTGGTTAATTGGCTGTGTATGCTTTATAACCATTTTTGCTGAACCAATGTCTTGAAAACTGGTCCTGCTTGTTCCATATAGTTTTGATTCGCTCATCTGCTTCTCCGTGCTTAATGTTTGGTAATCTCTTTTATCCAAATTAGATTTAGTTATATCTCTTGTATCAAAGTTTAACATTCTCTTTTTTGCAAATTGCCTTAGCTCCTTTAAAAATGCAAACCAATTAGACTTTGATGCAACATCTTGATCATCAAATAGTTTCTGACTGTACATTATAGTAAGGTCTTTTTCATCCAAACTAATACTTACTTTTTTGTCTTCTGCAAAGTCAAACTCAAAAAATCTTGCTTCTTTTGGTGCATTTGTGATAGTAGCATCTGCATCGCCGACAGTGATAGATGGATATCTACCCCTAATCTTGTTGAATAATTCATTTGCTATAGAGTCAAGGTTTTTCATATTAATATTTATCCTAAACCGCCTGTAACATAGATAGGCATCGGCGGTTCTATTATTTCATCACCCTCTGCCTGTGTAAATGTGTTGTAAATACGTGGATCCCAGTCCTTTAATACACTCATCATACGCAATGCAAGTAGTGTAGCACTTATTAAATCATCTGTTTGCCCTACTTTTGCCCTATAACTAGTACCTGTTGCAACAAAATTTTTTAATTCTGTGATAAGTGTTTTACTTGTTAATTTTAATTGATCATTTTCTACCATTGTTTTAAGTCTGCTACATGCAGTTATTTTACTTCCGTGTGTGGTATTAAATCCTTTTCTAAATTTTCTAACATGACCTTTTCTTATAGGTTCACTTATAAAAAGCCCTGGTATGTTTTCTTCACCAAAATCTTGTATTACTATAAGTGCGGCTTCGCCTATTGCATTATTTTCTACACTCCAATATATGTGAGAATCTCTATCTCCTGATTGTTGTTTCAAGTAACTTGTAATATCTTTTAGTATCCGTATTTGTGCAGGAATAGGAGTTTCGTTATGACGCCATTCTGCTACTTGTTTATAAGCAGGTAATTCAAATACCTGTATAGCCGCATAATCGCCTCCTGTACCCATGCTAGGATCTAAGGCAACAACA